GGGCCGCCGCCGCCGTCGCCGTCGTAGCCGCCGTAGCTGTAGCCGTAGCCGTCGCCGTTGCTATAGCCGCCGAAACCGTAGCCGCCGCCGTAGCTGTGGCCGTCGCCGTCGCCCACTGGAAGCATTACAGCCCCCAATCTTCACTCACCGGCACGATAAAAATTACAGAGGCAAGCGGCACTTCAACAGGATCGCAGGGGCGCAGATCGACGCGTTTATCTTTTGGACTGGCAATCACGCCAGCAAACCCGATCTCAGTCCACTTAAAGACATGCAAAGCGTTTGTAATTCGGACGCTTTTCCCGACCACCGTATCTATTTGCTCTGTATCGCCAGCAAAAATCCAGCCGGAATTCACCACTACAACTGCACGATTGCCTGCGGCTTTAACGGGCGCGTATTCAATACCATCAATTACGATTTTGTTCATTTTCAATCTCCTTTATTTGAATGGTGGGGTACTCGCTGCGTCTGGGTAACTCGTCACGCTTTAGAGTGCGTGATTTCCGTCCAGCATCCGCTTTCCCCCGTTGATCAAAAGGGCAAATCGTCATCCAAGTCAGACATATCGCCAGCCTTTTTCTTTACCGGCTGATCTTTGTTTTTGTGCTGCATACTGCAAGACATGAATTTGCCCTTTGCGCCTTCTCTGATCCAAGCTGATATCCATATCGGTTCGCCCATCAAATCAAGACCGTCACCCCTGTAATCGGGGTGATTGTCGGTTTCTTTCTTTTGATTCTTGAACAGCGTAAAGCTGCCGGGTTTTGGTATGTAAGCCATGATTAGCCTTTCTTCAATGCTGCGCGTTGTTTGGAATCAAACCGTGACCACAATGCCGTTTTTTCGTCGGCATCAAGGTTTTGATCGTCGATGTATTTTTTTGCACTTTCAATATCGTTCAGATTGATTTTGGCAATTACTTCCTCCGCAACGTCAGACAAGAATTTTTGTTCATCAGCAGGCATGGTGTCCCACACAGACACAGCTATCGACTTGGGTGCGGATTTGGTGGCCGCATTGCCGTCGTCGTCCTCGGGAGCTACACCGCAGGCAGCAGCCAGGCTGTAGCGACGAGCATAAGTCAGAGCTGATCCGTAGCCTTGGGCATCTGCCTTGCTGACCGGAAGGTTAAGCACCCCACAGGACAACCATTCGCCGGATGCGTGCATCAAGATCGTTTCGACGCGCACTTCGTCTTTGTCTGACGGCTCTATCCGCTGAATGTAGCTCAGTCCGCATTGACCAAACGCAGGACGAATGGCCTCAACCACCGACGACAGGTCAGCGTATTTGGATTTGAAGAACGGATTGGCGCTGTCTTTAACAGCACCTTTGATGTTCATCTGTGCCATTGCAAGCGCGGTGGCCAGGTTGGTAATGCTTTCTGATTTGTTCATGCTAGTACCCCCGTAACGATAAGTATGAAAATTAGTGTGAAGCCGATTGCTACTGCGCGATCCCCGTTCATATTCCGAGCTTTCTGTTGAAACGTTCGTAATCAGTGTCGCCAGGGCCAACCCAACGTTCCCATTCGCGGGACTTCATCTCGCGGTCGGCATCGAGTTCTTCTTGTGTAGCGCGAGCGCGAAAGTGGATGCCTTCCGGTTTGCAAGTGCCCCAATCTGCACGCTCGGTGTTGCAAAAAATAGGGAGGAATTTTCCAGTTACCGATGAGATAACAATCTTGCGATGGCAAGTCGAGGCTTCGGGGTTGTCATCATTTAGCTGAAATGATGCACAGTCTTTGCAAAGGTTCATTTGTGTCTCCTGTTGTTGTCAATTACTGCAAGACGGACTTTACTTAGCTAGTGGCACAATGTCAAGCATTGTTGCAAAGGAAAATTGTAAAGTATTCTTAACTAAATCAATCCCGCTTGACAAGATAGATTGACACAGGTTAGGATGCTTTGCAAGTTATCTTTAACCCTATGAGGAACATCATGAAAATCGCACAGGCAGAAGCACACTTCGGCAACCGTCGCAAACTAGCCGAGGCATTGGGCATTACGAGCCAGGCAGTAAGCCAATGGGCGAAGCGTGGGCAAATCCCCGAAGGAATGGCATACAAGCTCCAGGTGGTCACAAATGGCGCTCTGAAGGTCAACCCTACGGACTACATCCCTGTTGCTCAGATGGTGGCTGAAATCGTCCCGCAGCAATGAGAATCCTTGCGCTGGCATTGGTGGCGGCGGTGTCCTCGGTTTCGGCTGAGAGCATTGCTTACCTAACCAACAAGGGCGGCGGGCGCATCGTCATTACTGATGAGGCTTGCAGCAATCAAAAAGGAAAGATTGCTTACACCACAGGCAACACCGACACCATTCTAGGCTGTTGGTTCATTGACGATCTGTATGTGCATATCGTGTGGGCTGACGATGGCAAGCTGCGGAGCTACCCATTGGAAAACTGGACTCTGATGCCGAAAAAAACTCCGGGCAGGGGCGTATGAAAAAAAGTGTTGACAAGGTGGCTTAACCATGCCATTCTATCCCTGTCCGAGAGAAAGATCGGAACGCTCTGTGGTGGGGCGACAAGAGAAGAAGAACCCTTTGATCTGGGTTTCGGTTGTGTTTTGAGTTTCTCTTGCTCTCCACCACCGCGACCTGAAGCCCAGATCAGAGGGTTTTTTTATGCCTGAAAGGATTGATGTGAATTTTTATGAGCACAAGCCTAGTTTTTTTGAAGTTGGAGCACGCATCTCTACTTTCCCGATGGTCTACGTGATAGTGACTAACGACTTCAAATTCATGAAGATTGGGTCAACTAAGGCATTTAAACAACGCTTGTCAAATATTCAATCCGGCTGTCCGTTCAAGTTAAGCCTTTGGTTAGGCATAAGAACTCCGGTGCACAAAGCCGTCGAGAAAGATTTGCAAAAAAAAATGGCTCATGTGCGTCGCAATGGAGAGTGGTTTGCTCCATTTGACTCAGACATTGATGCAATTTCGCGTTATTGCGCCGATACCAACAAGCACATAAGAAAGGTAGTCAATGCACTACTTTAAAAAGCACATCGGTGACTATGCGAAAAAAACGGGGAGGCTATCTATGCTTCAGCACGGTGCGTACACGCTCTTGATCGACTCGTGCTACGACCGTGAACGCTTCCCTACAAGGGAGGAGGCAATCGAGTGGACATGGGCACTGAATCAAGAAGAAATCGTCGCAGTTGAGTTTGTACTGAGCCGTTTCTTCACATTGGTTGATGGTCGGTATGTGCAAACACGCATACAAGAAGAAATTGACGAGTATCATGGTAAGTCATTGAAAAATAAGAAAATTGCAATCGATAGAGAAGCGAAAAGAAAAGAAAATAGCACCACTCGTACACGAACCGTGCACGAATCGCCACCTAACCATAAACCACTAACCACTAACCAAGAACCATTAACCAAGAACCAAGTAACTACTACACCGCCTGACGGCGTATCACTTGCAATTTGGCAGGATTTTGTTTCTCTGCGGAAAGCTAAGCGAGCTGCGGTTACAAAAACCGCTTTGCAAGGGATTGAGCGAGAGGCGCAGAAAGCAGGTTTAACCCTACAGGCGGCTTTGCAAGAGATGTGTGCTAGAGGGTGGACGGGATTTAAGGCTGAGTGGCTGCAAAAGAAAGGCAGCTATCACGAATCGTTGACAACTACTGGATCATCAATTTTTGGAGGTGTTCGCCATGAAAGAGAGATTACCGGAAGCGTGGATCAAGAAAATCTTCCAAGTAATGCACGCCCATTACGGCTCAAAGTGGTTACGGATGTGGATGACGGGCCAGGTAGTTGACGGCGAGGATGTTGGGATTGTGAATGCTTTGCAGGTGTGGGCTGAGAAGCTCGCAAATCAGCGCCCTGACACCATTAAGCGGGCTTTGGATAGTCTGCCCCTTGAACCGCCGACGTTGCCTCAGTTTGTAGAATTGTGTCGGTCACATTGGACACCGCCGATCATGTTGGAGGCAAAGATAACGCCGGAGGAAATTGCCCGCAACAAAGCAAAGATTAAAGCAATTCTTGACGGCATAAAAAACAAACAGGTGCAGCGATGACTGATCTCGAAATTATGCAGGCATACCTCATGCTGAAAGTTCGGCAGGGCGATTGGCATGGTGTAGCAGATGCAGCGATGGATATTCGGGAGATGGAAGCCCGTAAAGCTGTAGAGCAAAAAAATGAAATGGCAGGATAGGGTAGCAACAGCAGTGCGCGTGCAGAACATGACGCGAAAAGAACGGGCGGCAGCTATGCCCGAATCAGCCTTGATCGTGAGGGCGTTTGCGGCTGAGTTTTCAGTAGTAGAAGTGAGGGCACATGAAAACAACCTTTACTATGAATGGATAAAAAAATGATGCTAGATAGATTCTTCCCGAACCTGCAGTTTCCCCGTGTGCGTAATACTGATCCTGATACCAGTCACGCAGCAGCGGATCAGGCAGCAGAACTCGCTACCAAGCACCATCTCATCATTATCGTCGCGTTAGAGACACCCGGCACGATCTATGACATTGCCGACAGGACTGATCTTGACCACAACGCTGTTGCTAGGCGCATGAGCGAGTTAGAGCGCATGGATTTGGTTTACACCGATGGCAAAAAGAAAGGCGCGAGTGGTCGGATGTGTCGCGTATGGGTGCGGAAATGACTAAAGACGAAGCATTGAAACTGGCGCTGGAGGCGTTGGAATTTTATTATGACCTGTATAAAGAAAAAGTGGATGCAAACGTCATTACCGCCATTAAAGAAGCTTTGGCACAGCCGAAGCAAAAGCCGGTGGCGTGGATGCGTGAGGATGAAGATTGCACCGATTGTATTGTGTGGGAGCAAACTGAAGAACACACAATTCCCCTCTACACCGCCCCACCACAGCGCGAGCCGCTTACGGATGAGGAATTCAGCAATCTTGTGGTGGAGAATTTAGGGCCTCATGCGCTCACTGGAGGAAAGATGAGCGTCTATGACGCATTTCTGATTGCCGTTCGTGCAACCGAAGCCGCACATGGCATCAAGGAGTAGAGATGACTAAAGACCAAGCATTACGGCCTGTGGCGTGTCCATTTCCTTGCGGATGGAAACGATTGTTTGAAATTATTGTTGCTGATGGCGCATTTTTGGCAAGAAGCCTTGAAGAAGGCGAGGCAATAACAGAACATCAGCGAGAAGTGGTGATGCAAATGATTGGCTATGCAAAAGATATGGCGTTACATGGGATGAAAGCCATCCGC